AATTATCTGTTGAATTAAAATGTCGAGAAGTCATTAAGAATGAAAATATAGATGAAGTTAAAAAACATTGCATAAATCTAATAAGACATCAAATGAGACAAGATATATTTTTAGCGGGTATGTTAGGTCGTATCGCAGAACTTGAGGCTTTACATGCAATAAAAGAAATGAAAGATGAATCTAAAAAGAAAAAAACTTTAAGATACAGACTTCAAACTATGTTGAGCGTGTTCAGATGATCTTCCGTCTTCCCAAAAGACTTTGTAATAATATTGTGGCACTCCTAATTTATTCTTTTTAGTAAAAGCTTCTTTGATCTTTCCAGTAAATTGTGCATATTTACTAGCAGAATAACCAACAGTAGCATTACGTTTGACAACTTGATTGATTTTAAATTTTTGTCCTACTGGATCTTTACTCGATTGAGCTTTCATACTCTTTAATTTCTTTAATTGTGAAGTCTTTTACTTGTAACTTTGGTATTTTATTTATTTCATAGTTATGTTTAACAATAGCAGTCCTGATATGATCAGTGATCCAATCCCCATCGTGTACTGTTAGGTCTGCTCTTGAATCGCTGGTGATGTGAACTCTATGTTCTACACCACGAAGTTCTACATCAAGTAATAGTTTGAGTAAACCTTTTCTTCTAATTTCTTTTAATTTTTCAAGTTTGTTATTAGAAGGGATTTCTTTTCTTTTCATAAAAAAAAAGGTGCAAGCCAATAGCGTACACCAAAAATAAATTAAAACAAGCCCTGTGCATTAGGTGCGTTTTCTATTTTTTGAGGATTAATTAGACCAAAAGTGCCATATTCTCCTGTCATTACTTTGCTGTTCAAGTAAACAACTTTTGCTTTGACCTTTCCTTTGTTCTGATCTTTTTTTCTAGGGTCATAAACAGTACCCTCTTGTGTTTTTGTATTGACTAGATTCTGTAAATGATCAATAAGATGTGTAATTGATTCTACTGGAATTGTTAAACTTAATTGCTCTTCTTCTTGATTAAATCTATTTGGTCCTATAGACCATTTAATAGGTATAGGTAGTGATGGA